TCATCAGATTGGATGACATATACTGGTTCTAATGATGCATTGAATGAAGATATTAAGAATGGTGATGTAGTAAAGAAAGAAATACTTCATCTCTGTAAAACCAAGGGTTGGGCAACCTATCACGAAACCAAAGAAATACTTGTTCGTGATTGTTTAATTGATGATAAATACTACAACACATGGTTATCTGCAAGAATTAGAAGGACACATCTCAAATGAGTCATGAAGCATACTGTGAAGATTTTTTCATAACAGCAGATAAAAATACTGTTGCTTTTGTAGAACAAATCGTCCTATGGAAGAAGAGAAACTTGACTTTGTATGCTGCAGATGTGTTAAATCTACTGATAGATAATAACTTAATTTCTTTGGTTGAAGTAGAACAAATAATGGAATCAACCAAGAACAATTCTCTTGACATCGCTCTGCCAACAAGGTATATAGAGGATTAGAACGGGATAAGGTTTAGCGTACTCGTTCACTTCTAATGCGGGTGTAGGCTAACTGGTATCGCCGAGGTACTTAAAATACCTGTCGTTTGTGGTTTCGAATACCACCACCCGCACCATTAAGGACCTGTAGCATAATGGTAAATGCCTGCGGCTCATAACCGCATCGATGGGAGTTCGACCCTCTCCAGGTTCACCATTTTCTTTCTCTAAATAGAGTATTATACAATGAAACTCAATGAAGACTATCAAGTATGCAATATAGACAACAAAACAGAAAATGCTTCAATAGCAATCAAAATAAATACTCCAGAATACCAAAATGTGGTATTTAGATTTGATGATATTAAAATCAAAGATGAAGATCAAGAAAATGCTCTGTTGTCTTTTGAGTACACAATTATAGATTCACAACAACACACAACAGAGAACTTAGAACAAGACGAACGGTTTGGTGTATGTCTTGCTGAGATTATGCAGGATATTCTAAGACTTGCTTTGAAGCAAGCAGAAATACTAACCACCAAATAATAAAAAAAGGAGAAACTATGAAAAGTTATCTAACAGTAACTCTAGTAGGTCTTTTTGTATTTTTATCAACTGCAAATACAACACAAGCAAGACCACAATTTGAATCTACATATGAACAAGATGAAAGACAAACAACAGTAAAGAAAAAGAAATATAAGAAAAAGAAAATTGTAAAAGCAAAATCCAATAAAACTGTCAAGCAGGTTGTTGGTACTGGTCCTGTTGTTGAAAAGGCTAAGCCATATATTGGGATGAATGCCAGACAACTTGGTCTACCACTTCGTTTATGGTGTGCAGACTTTATGAATATGTTGTTTGGTGGTAAAGATAGACGAGCAATCTCATATGCTTCTCGGGGAACACCAGCAGCATATGGATGTACGAATTGTGTTGCTGTAACCAGAAGAAGAGGTGGACATCATGTAGGAATTGTGCAAGGATACGATGGAAGAGGCAATCCTATTCTGATTTCTGGTAATCATGGTAGACGAGTTGGAATTGGTACTTATTCAAAATCAGTGGTTATTGCGTATAGATATATAGGATAGAACATGAAAACAAATTTTGAAATGGTTAGGGAGTTTCACAAGGCATTCCTGAAGAATGATCCAGAAACTCCTATTGATATTACTAAAGAAACCCCAGAACTGTTGAATATGATTAAGTTGCGTAAAAAGTTGATTGAAGAAGAATATGATGAAGTTATGTATGAGTTGACTGAAGTAGAATCTATTGAGCATATTGCAAAAGAACTTGTGGATTTGCTTTATGTCGTGTATGGTACTGGTTCTGAGTTTGGTATTGATTTGGATGCTTGTTTTGCAGAAGTTCATCGTTCTAATATGTCAAAACTTGATGCAAATGGCAAACCAATTCTCAGAGAAGATGGTAAGTTTTTGAAATCAGATAGATATGAACAACCAAACCTGAAGAGGATTCTGAATGTTTAAGACTGTGATTGTGGGACTTTTGGCATTGACTTTTGCTGGATGTTCCTTGAAGATTCATCGTTCTGAAATTAGAACGACACCAGAAAGTCAAAATAATCAAATTATTGAGAAGAGAGTTACATTTTTGCGAATGGTGGAATTTGTTAAGACAAATCAATATTCTCCACCATCCGAAACTCTCAAGAATGAATTTCATACCATGATTACTCTATCTGGTATGAGATATGCTTGTTACTCTGGTAACAAGTGTTTTTTGCATAAGGACAATATGCGTATTCAAATTCATCCTGAATATGTTTATATTGAATATCCAGATAAGTCATATCGTAAGATTTATGACCCAAATGATGCAGTCACTTTGATTTACACATAGGAGGACATATTGCCGCATCCCCATAAATCAAGACCCCGAAAGGGAAGACGAAAGTTAGGTAGTAAGAAACGTAAAGCAAGGAACAATCGTAAGAAGAGATAAAAGATATGCCATACATTTTTTGTGTATGGCATTTTTTATTGGTGTGCTATGAATATACAAGAAGTAAGAGAATTTATACAAAACGAATCACTTCAATCAAAAATTTTTATAGGATGTGATTCGGAAATCTTCAAACGAAATGATAAATGGTTCATAGACTATTATTCTGTTGTAGTTATTCATAAGAATAAGCACAATGGATGTAAAGTGTTTGGTCGTAAAGTAACAGAAATTGATTATACCAAAGACAAAAGAAAACCTCTTTACAGACTCATGCAAGAGGTATATAAAGCATCAGAGTTATACCTTGAACTAGCAGATGCAATAGGTGAAAGAGAAGTTGAAGTTCATTTGGATTTGAATCCATCAAAAAAGTATGTTTCAAATCAAATTGTAGAACAAGCAATTGGATATATCAAAAGCACTTGTAACGTTGTGCCAATGATCAAACCAGATGCTTGGGCAGCAACATCAGTAGCAGATCGTTTTCTCAAAATAGCATAAGGAGAATACTATGAATGTAGTCAGTATACTTAAATCCAGAGCACAACGAGAACGTGAACTGTTATTTAAACCACCTGATTACAAATTAGTAGAAGAAGCAGCAGCAGAACGAATAGAAACTCTTGAAAATCTAATAAAAGATATTAAGTCTTGGTATACCGTACAAAATACAAGTGATCCAAATCTGGAAGAACTTGGTAAGATTCTGAAACTATAGGAGAATGTAATGTATAATACAGTAGCACAAACACAAACATACGATGTTGGTTTGAGGAATTACTTTCTTAGTGTTTATAACAACATGATTCTAGGACTATTGATGTCTGGTGGTATTGCATACTGGATGTCAACAGATGCAGCACTTATGGCAGCAATCTGGAAAACTAATCTGGCATGGGTAATTATTTTTGCACCATTGGTTATGTCAATTGGTTTGATCTTTGTTTTTGATTCACTACCACCAATGACTGCACGAATATTCTTTTATCTGTTTGCTGCTGTTATGGGTGCTAGTTTGTCACAGATTTTTATGGTATTCAAACTAGGTAGTATTTTTCAGGTATTCTTTATTACATCAGCAACATTTGCTGTGATGTCAGTGTATGGATACACAACCAAGAAGGATTTGAGTTCTCTTGGATCGTTTCTTTTGATGGGGGTAATTGGTCTTGTGATTGCCGGAGTTGTCAATATCTTCCTTCAAAGTCCAGTTATGACATTTGTGATAAGCAGCATTGCAGTTTTAGTATTCACTCTGTTGGTAGCAGTTGACACACAGCAACTAAAAGATGTATACTATTCTACATTTGGAGATGAAAGAGAGAAGATGGGAATTCTTGGTGCACTGAATCTGTATATGGATTTCATCAACATCTTCATCAACCTACTGCAGTTGCTTGGTGAGAAAAATAGTGATTGACAAGCACGTGGAAGTGTGCTATATATAGTAGACAATGAATTGCTCCATTAGTTTAGTGGTCAGAACACTGGGCTTTCAATCCGGGAACGGGAGTTCGATTCTCCCATGGAGCGCCAAAAGCGGGTATAGCACAAAGGTAGTGTGTCGGCCTTCCAATCCGTAAGGTATCGGTTCAAATCCGATTGCCCGTTCCAAAAATTAATACCGTATAGCTTAGTTGGTCTAAAGCAATAGTCTCCAAAACTATGATCGTGAGTTCGAATCTCACTGCGGTACCCAAAATTAATATTTCTAAATACAAGTATAGTCTCGTGTACCAAGAGTACAAGGAGCATTCGGTGTTGTTGATGGAACCTCGGCAACACCAGCATCAACAAGAGGACCAATAATGAAAAGTAGGAAAAACTTAGATTTCTATGTATCAGAAATGATAGGTAGAAATAAAGTAGAAGTATTTACTGAGAAATTAACATCGGAGAACAAAGAACTAGAAAAATACGAATTCATATTCAAAATCAACGATTCAACTCTCAAAGAAACATCTTTGTTCATTTCTGATTTGTACAAATTGTTTGTAGTAGTACAAAAATCTCTCATTTCATACATAGAAAATACCCTAATACCTAAAGTTCAAAATGAAATAAATGTTCTACTTATGGTAGAAGCAGAGGGAAAAACTCAAAAAGAAATTGATTACAAAACTAAGTTGTATAACTATCATTTTGATAGATTATCAAATCATTATACAGATTTTTTTCCAGGACTTGTGTGTAAACATACTTACGAAGGAATCACACACAATCTTCTTTTTTATACAGAACAAAAAAGTGCTTGACACTGGGATTGCCTTGTGCTAGATTGAATATGCTCAAGAGAGCAAACAAGTGAAAAAGGAGAAATAGTATGACTGGTATTGAACGTGTATATAATGCTCTTCGTGCAGGTGAAGCATTGACTGCCAAGCAGATTTCTGCTAGGTATGGTCTTGCCAATCCTCGTGATGCTGTATATTCTATTCGTCAGAATGGATTTGCAGTTGCTATGATTGAGCATGTTGATACCAAGGGACGTGTAAAGCGCAAGTATGTGCTGGACTCGTTTATCCCTTCAGTTACTACTTATACTGTTAAGGGGGTTGGTGCATAAGCACCAATCTCTTTTTTTTTATTATGGAGAAATAAAATGCCAATGGTAGCACTTACACCAGATACCGATATTGAATTGATTATAGGTGATCTCTGGATGTTCAATCCAGAAGTAAATGGTTCATATGCAAAAGAACTGCGGGATCATTTTGTGAAGTTGCACAAAGAAGGTAAAATTAGAATTGTAACCGATAATCTTCTTGATGAACATTCCTGGGATGCAACATTGAAGATTGACATCAAGGATATGTCAGTATATGGTGTTGTTAATAACATCATTAGTCCGTTGCAAAAGTTTGCACGGTTTGATGAAATCTCTATGCTGGATATGAATGTTATTGAGTTCTGGTGGGATTGATCTGCAACTAAATAGCACTTGACAACCCGATTTGCCTGTGCTATAGTCTGTGCATAGTCAAACAAAGGAGACTCGTTATGGAAATCCATAACACAATGGACGTGATTGATTCTCGTAATCTCGTTGATCGGTATAACGAGATTGTCGGCAATCCAGAGTTTCTTGATGAAGCAACTTCTCTTGAGAAGGTAATTCGTCAAGGTGAAAATTCTAGTGCTGATTGGGATCATGGTGAGACTTTGATTCATGAGAGTTTTTTCGTAGAATATACGAAAAACTTTATTGATCAGTGTTACGATGATATCTTTAAAATGACTGAGAATGATAATGGAAACTGGCCTTATCGGCACATCAAGATTGATTATGAGTCTGCTGCCGAAGAGTTAAAGCAGGAATATACCTGCATTGACTTTGATGGTGAAACCTACTACGTTAGGGCTTAATTGCCCTAACTTTGAGCATGTGGTGAATTGGATAACACATCCGTCTGTCTAACGGATATTAGCGGGTTCGATTCCCGTCATGCTCGCCAGTTTATTCTAGTGTAGCTCAATGGTAGAGCACTCGGCTGTTAACCGAGTTGTTGTTGGTTCGAGTCCAACCACTAGAGCCAAATTCAAAAAAGGAAAACTGAAAATGTACAATGATCTCTCTGAACGTATTAGCAAGGCAGTCATGATACTTTTGGCAATTGCGATTGTCTTTGGAGTTGTCGTAGGTGGATTGATTGGATATGTAATTTACTAATCTGCAATAGAATAGCACACATAGCTCAACAGGATAGAGCACGAGCCTTCTAAGCTCGGGGTTCCAGATTCAAGTTCTGGTGTGTGCGCCATTTTTCTCTAACAAGGAATATATATCATGGAAGAACTTCTAAATAAAATCACTATGCTAATCAGCAACCTTACTGAAAAGCATGGGGAAGCAGCAGTAGCAACTATGCTTGAAACTGCACGATGGATGGCAATCAATGATATCATTCAATCGTCTATTGCTTTGATTTTTGGTATTGGTTTGATTATTGTTGCTTATACTGCCAAGACGAGAGACAACCCTGACTTTGATGAATTCATGTACTATATGAGAAAGTTTCTTGGTTATAGTATTGGTGTATTGATTAGTATGATAGCACTTTCATATATGGCAAATCCTATTGTGTGGAAGTCGTTGACAGACCCTAAAGTATATGTTACATATCAGATCATGAAGAAGGGACTGAAGTAATCGGCAATATTTTATTGCCTAGTAGTAATGGAGATTGGTGTAATGGTAGCACATCGGCCTTTGACTCCGGTGGAATAGGTTCAAATCCTGTATCTCCTACCAAATTTGCTGGTTTCGTATAATGGTATAACGCATGTAGTATATAAATAGTCATACCAACTTTATGTTTTGGAGGTATGACATGGGTAAATCACAATTAATAATTTGCAAAAATTGCAATAAAGAACATTTAATTGTAAATAAGTATTCTTGTTCTGGACTTTTTTGTTCTCAGAAATGTCAAAATGAATATAAAAGAAAAGAAAAAATTTATCTTTGGTTGAATGAAAATGCAAAAATAGACCATAGACAAATAAAAAAATATTTGTTGGAAACAAAAGGTAATATTTGTTATGTGTGTCACATAACAGAATGGAATAACAAACATATTACATTAGAGTTAGAACATTTAGACGGTAATAGTTCTAACAATCATATTTCTAATTTGGAACTTATATGTCCTAACTGTCATTCGCAGACAAGCACATATAAAGGTGCAAATAAAGGCAATGGTAGACATTACAGAAGATTACGATATTCTCAAGGAAAAAGTTATTAATGTTAGATGTAATCTAGTGATTGGAGTTCGATTCTCTAAACCAGCACCAAATATAGGTCGTGGGTCGGTTGGATAGGCGTCTGCCTGCAAAGCAGTTCCAAGTGAGTTCGATTCTCACACGATCTTCCAAGAAATCAACACAGGAAAAGTTATGATCGAAGTTGTGAAACCAAATTTAATGAATAGGTTTGTTGAACAATTCAATTTCACTGTATTTTTGTTTTTATGTAAACGACTTACTCAAAATTTCAAAATCAAAAGCAGTTCAGAAATCATGGTGATGTCAAATGACAGAGAGCAAAGTTTTGCATCATGTCTGAATCCAAATTCGTCTATTAAGATAGAATATGTAAACGATGATGGTAAGGATTTCTTGATAAGGGAAGGAGATATTACTTCTTTTTGTGAATTAAAAACTGCAAAAAATATTGTAAACAAGAAAGGAAACCTTGGCAGCAAAAATAAAATCAAGATGCACAATTATCGTAGCAATGTTGATTTTAATGATTTCATGAACAACATTAATACTAAAATGGCATCTGATTTTTATGTGTTTGTTGATACCAGTTCTGATGTCATATTTTATATAAGTAAACTTGATATGACTTCTGATACAGAAAATTGGGTTTCTGGTGGTGATGGGGTTTATTACAAACTAACAAACTCCAATCCTAATTTGCATCGCATTGATGTTAAACTTCCATCAGAGATGAAAAAAATTCTTGACTCAGAAGAAAAGTCATTGTATCAAACTCTCAGAGAAGAGGAACGTCGTGTTCTTGATTTAGAAGCACAAAGGGCAAGAAATCTATATGAAGCAATTTCCACTCAAGACTTGTCTTAGATATCCAGGAGGAAAGAGCAAAGCACTCAAGACTCTTTCTCAATGGATTCCAGATCACTTTGAAGAATTTAGAGACCCCTTTTTGGGAGGAGGTTCTGTGCCATTATTGGTCACACAGAACTTTCCTGAAGTTCCCGTATGGGTGAATGATAAGTATTTTTATCTATATAACTTCTGGAAACAGTTGAGAGACAATGGCAAGCAATTATCAGAAGAACTATACAAAATCAAAAAGTCTATCAACGGTGATGATGATGCACACAAAAAACTGTTCAATTTTAATTTAGAAACTATTTCATCCTCCGATGATTTCTCAAAAGCAATATCTTTTTTTATTTTGAATAAGTGTTCGTATTCTGGGTTGACGGAAAACTCTACTTTTTCTGTTCAAGCATCCAGATCAAACTTTTCACTCGTTGGAATTGAAAAACTAAAAGAATACTCAAAGATAGTTCAGAACTGGAGGATAACTAATTTTGATTATTCAGATGTTCTGTTGGCAAAGGGTTCAAATGTTTTTGTGTTTCTTGATCCACCATATGATATAAAAGATTTCTTATATGGTTCTAATAGACAACTGCATAGAATGTTTTCTCATGAAGAATTTGCTAATGATGTAGATAAATGTAATCACCAGTTCATGATTACATACAACAAAAATGACTGGTTGACAAACCGATATGCTTCGTATAATATCAAAGAATGGAATCTGAGATATTCTATGGTTCATAGAGATAACAATATCAAAACAGAGTTGTTGATAACAAACTATCCAATAAGCAAAAAATTGCCTATTGACAACCATTTGATGGTGTGATATTGTCCTAGAACAATTTGCTGAGAAGGAGAGACTGATGTGGTATCTTACTCATACTCGTGAATACAAGTTTATCTCTTGTACTTCGTATGAACAAGCAGTAAATGAGTTCTACAGACAGTTTCGTGATGTCAATGGTTCTATACCATGGACAATTGAATATAAGGAATAAAACAAATTGGATGAGTGGCCGAGTGGTCGATGGCGACGGGCTTTTAATCCGTACTCGAAAGAGCATCGTGGGTTCGAATCCCACCTCATTCTCCATTATAATCATATTTGAACCCTAAATACATCATTAGATATTAAAAAGAGGTTCAAATATGATTAAAAAATGTAAAAAATGCAACTCTGATTTTGATTCATATAGCAAATGGGGTGAAAAACAATTTTGTTCAAGAAAATGTTCTAATAGCCGAACATTTAGTGAAGAGTCTAAAAGAAAAAAAAGTATAGCGAATAAAGGTAAAATATTCGGACCCCGTGGTGGTCTAACAGAAAAAGAATTTGAAGAAAAAATAAAAAAATATAAAATTACAGTTAGAAAACGACTTTTAGAAACGTCTTTTGACGAATTGGGATTTGATCGTAAAAGATTAAGAGTATTCTTAGAACAAAATGAATGTTGTTTGGGATGTGGTCTGTCTGAATGGATGGGTAAACCCATAACTTTAGAAATTGAACATATTGATGGTAATAATAAAAACAATACTAGGGACAATTTAAAAGGGTTATGTCCAAATTGTCACAGTTTAACTGATACTTGGCGAGGACGAAATAAAAATAAAAACAAAAAAATTGAAGATACTATGCTTAAAGATTGTTTATTAGAAACTGCAAATATAAGACAAGGATTGATAAAAGCAGGATTGACTGCTAAAGGAAATAACTATAAAAGAGCTAAAAAACTGTTGATTTAACCAGATAGGCAATTTATTGCCGATTACGGGGTATAAACCCGGCAGTGCAGGTCATGTAGGCAATAAATTGCCGATGAGCACTAGCGACTGTGTGAAGGGCAACTCAGTGGATGAATCCCTACCAGTCACAGTTATGTGTTTTATGCATATCTCGTTTTCATTTTGCGGTGCACAAAATTCTATAAATACAAATGTTAAACCTAGAAAGGAAAACGAATGTTAGAAACGATTGCCGAAGTTGCCGCAGTTGCGGTATTTTTTATGTGGGTGTTTGCGTATTCATATATTGTAGTTCATATGGGAGAAATCCGAGAACTGATTAAGAAAAGTGAAGAAGCAACTAAACATAAAGTATTATTTTAACTACAACTTATTCCACAGGTAATAGAATATTACCGACTTGACAACCTCCTTCATTCGTGCTATAGTATGAACACAATGAATGAAGGAGACAAAGATGCCTAGACCAAAAGGTTCAAAGAATAAACCTAAGACTGGTGTATCTGCAGTTGTTAAGACCCCCCGTAAACCTAGACAAAAAAAGTAGTAAATCTTCTCCATGTAGGTAAATCTACTTGGGTTCGTCCAACACACTATTACGCAATTTTGTTTGAGACCAAAAACAAGAGTGAGTTTTTCACTTATACTGAAAAAGAAGATGGTGCAAAACGATTGTGTGAGAAGTTGAATTCTGAAGGTCAAAAAGGACGATATGTAATGCAAAAGAGAAAGTATAATTATATAACTAAATAGTCAAAGGGAGCACAATGCTCCTTTTTTTTATATCTGGAGATGTGAAATGATAGAGTTTCTTTGGGCACTGATTGCTATTATCATCATTGATGTTGTGCTGGGTGGTGAAAATGCAATCGTGATTGGTATGGCTGCTGCGAAGTTGCCACCAGAACAACAAAAGTCAGTAATCTTCTGGGGAACATTTGGTGCAGTTGCCATACGATTTGTTTCTGTAGCAGCACTAACATATCTTTTGCTGATTCCTGGTCTTAGACTAATAGGTGGACTAGCACTTGTATACATCGCATGGAAACTAATACAACATGAACAAAATTCTCATGATGTTCAAGCAGCAACAACATTTTGGGGTGCAGTATCAACAATCGTAATTGCAGATGCTGCAATGGGTCTTGATAATGCTCTTGCTATTGCTGGTGCTGCCAATGGTAATTGGTTGCTGATTATTCTAGGTCTTATAATTTCAGTGCCAATCGTTTTGTATGGTTCAACTATCATAACAAAACTGCTTGATAAGTATCCCAAGATCATATATGTTGGTTCTGCAGTTCTGTTGATTGTAGCAGGTCAAATGATATATGCTGAACCTATGATTCAAAATCTAATGAAAGGAATCTGATATGAAGTTTATTATTACACTGTTTGCATCGTTGTTTATTACCACGACTGCGTTTGCTCAACAAGTATTTTTCTCTGCACCAAACATTCGTGGTAGTTGGAACGTACAAGGAGATGCTGGTGATTCTACACTAAATCCTGTTTGTAGAATGCAGACAAACTGGCAAGATGGTTCATTCTTTACACTAATCAAAGACTTGAAAGATGGTGAACTGTATATTCTAATGCAGGTAAACACATGGAACATTATTGATCCACCAGGAAGTATTGCAACAGCACGATTTAACTTTCATTCAGGTAATACAATCTCTGGTGGTCCAGCAACATACGAACTATTGAATAAGAACACTGTTCGTTTTCGTGGTTTACATAGTGAAAGATTTCTACCAGATTTTGATCGTTCTTCAAGTTTAACAATTGTTATGCCCAACACAATTCCCAATGCTTTTATCAATCTAACAGGAACATCAGATGCATTACAAGCAATGTCTAATTGTATGAGAGCATTTAAGTCAGCACCACAGAATAAACCTGGAATCAATCTATAATGGAGTTTCTAATGAAGTATATTATTACACTATTTGCCTCACTGTTTATTACATCTTCAGCACAAGCACAAACAGTATCGGGTGCTGGCGCTACATTTCCGTATCCCGTTTATGCAAAATGGGCACAAGAATATAAGAATAAGACAGGAGTAACTATCAACTATCAATCGATTGGTTCTGGTGCAGGTATCAAGCAGATCAAGGCAAAAACAGTTGCATTTGGTGCTACAGATATGCCATTACCACCAGCAGAACTTGAAAAGGATCAGTTGATCCAATTTCCAACGGTTCTTGGTGGTGTTGTTGCAATCTATAACATTGGTGTGGATATTACTTTGACTTTTGATGGTCCAACACTAGCAAGAATCTATGCAGGTGAAATTAGAAACTGGAACGATCCTGCAATTCAAAAGTTGAATCCAAATGTTCAACTACCTAATCTAGCAATTGTTCCTGTATATCGTTCTGATGGTTCTGGTACAACATTTGTGTTTACAGAATATCTATCCAAAGTTAGTGAAACATGGAAAACAAAGTTTGGTTCAAACACTACAGTTAGATTTCCAGTAGGTACAGGTGCTAGAGGTAATGAGGGTGTTGCGGCAATGCTAACACAAGTAAAAGGTAGTATTGGTTATGTAGAATATGCGTTTGTCAAAAACAGTAAAACAACGTATGCTAAAATGATCAATGCTGCTGGTAATACAGTAAGTGCTTCTTTAGAGTCATTTCAGAGTGCTGCATCCTCTGCAAACTGGAATTCTGTTGCTGGATTTGGTATCTCATTGACCAATGATCCTGGAGCAAATTCTTGGCCTATTACTAGTCCAACATTTATTTTGTTACCAAGAAATCCTGTCAATAAAGATGTCAATGCCGCTGTTATCAAATTCTTTGAGTGGACATTTGATAATGGAGATCAACTGGCAATTGATCTAGCATACGTCCCACTACCTAAAGATGTAAAGTCTTTGATCAGACAAAAGATTGTTGTTAACTGATTGATTTCATTCAATAAAATTGTGCTTGACTTGTTGGTCTCCCTATGCTATAGTGGAGACCAATTTGCTATTGAACAGGAACTGAAAGATGTCAGATAAAATCAATAATGCCACTAGGGATGCCACTAGGAATGCCACTGATATTGCCACTTGGAATGTCACTAGGAATGCCACTGAGAATGCCACTAGTGATGCCACTGGAAATGCCACTTGGAATGCCACTAGGATTGCCACTGATAATGCCACTTATGATGCCATCAATGAGGAACTGAAAGATGTCAGATAAAATTAGTACTGTCACTTTTAATGCCACTTATGGTGCCACTGGTGATGCCACTTGGAATGTCACTAGTGATGCCACTAGGATTGCCACCGATAATGCCACTTGGAATGTCACTGATAATGCCACTAGGATTGCCACTAGGAATGTCACTTATAATGCCATCGAACAGGAACTAGAAAATGTCAAATAAAATCAAGACCGCCACTGATAATGCCACTTTGAATGCCACTAGGAATGCCACTTATATTGCCACTAGTGATGCCACTAGTGATGCCACTAGGTATGTCACTTATAATGCCACTTATATTGCCACTAGGAATGCCACTTATGGTGCCACTGGTGATGCCACTTATATTGCCACTAGGAATGTCACTTATAATGCCACTGATAATGCCACTTATAATGCCACTAGGAATGTCATCAATGAGGAACTGAAAAATATCTCTTGACTTCCATCTAATCTTCTGCTACTATACACACATCATCAATAAAAGGAAACTTACACAATGACTAAGATTGTTCGTACTCCCACCAAGGTTGCTGGCGGTATCACTAAGGAAGAAGAAGTGTTGCTCAAGCAACATGCTGACGTGTGGATCAAGCGTATTGTTTCCACAGAAACTGCTGACTTCTCTAAACTTGAACCTGCAATCAAGGGTCTTTATCGTGCTGCCAAACTAGCAGAACCAGAAGTGCTGTTGGTCAAGTCACCAATCATGATGGCATTCATGTATGGTGCATGCTCTGTTCTTGTTGTCAAGAAGAATGCTGATGTTCGTCATGTTCTTGATTCTGTAGCAGAACAGATGAATGCTATTCCTGATGGTGTAAAGCCTTCAAAGCATTATGCACAAGTGTGTAAGAAACTTGCTGGTAAGAAGGGACTTGAAGAAACCAAGAACTGGTCATCTGTATATCAGGGTGGTGCATATTGGGCACAGTATGACTCATATCTGACTGCTATGCGTGATATTCTTGGTCTGCGTCTACCAGAGCATGAGAACTATAAGTATTGGGAAGAAGCAGCAATTCATGGTACTTTCCGTGTAATGCATGAAAAGTTCTGTATTGTTTCTGATTTCCCTGAAGTGCTGAAGATTGATGAACAGAATCGTGCTCATGGTCAGGATGGTCCTTCTCATAAGTGGCGTGATGGTTGGTCATTGTATCATTGGCATGGTGTTGCAGTACCAGAACACTGGATCATGAACAAGCAATCTTTGACTGCTAAGGAAGCAATCACATGGAGTAATATTGAGCAACGCAGGGCTGCATGTGAGATTCTTGGTTGGGCAAAGATTCTGCAGGAACTTGATGCCAAGGTAATCAATGAAGATGGTGATCCAGAGATTGGAACACTTGTTGAAGTAAATCTTCCTGATATTGGCAAGGAGAAGTTTCTACGTGTTCTTTGTGGCACAGGTAGAGAATTTGCAATTCCAGTTCCACCTGAGATGAAGACTGCACTGGAAGCACAATCATGGACATGGGGACTTGAACCAAAGGACTTTGCTGTTCCAGAAGTTCGTACATAAGCAAACATATGGTGGAGGCAGAAATGTCTCCACTATTTTTGTAGGGAACAGGGAACTTCAGAATGTCAAATAAAATCAAGACCGCCACTAGGAATGCCACTGAGAATGCCACTGAGAATGCCACTGATAATGCCACTAGTGATGCCACTAGGTATGCCACTTGGAATGCCACTTGGAATGCCACTAGGAATGCCACTTGGAATGCCACTGATAATGCCACTAGGAATGCCACTTTGAATGCCACTTGGAATGCCACTTGGATTAATGCCACTAGGAATGCCACTTATGATGCCATCAACGAGGAACTAGAAAATGTCAAATAAAATCAAGACCACCACTAGGAATGCCACTGAGAATGCCACTGAGAATGCCACTGAGAATGCCACTGAGAATGCCACTAGGAATGCCACTCATGATGCCACTAGGAATGCCACTTATAAGGCCACTTGGAGTGCCACTGATAATGCCACTAGAAATGCCACTGATTTTGTCACTTATAAGGCCACTTATAATGC